TATACGCTCCGGCGTAGGGGAAAACGGCGTGACTATTTCACTTCGGCGTTGCCGTGGCCTCAAAAAGGCGGAACCTCAGTAAGTCTTCCGCTTGGTTCTACAGCTACAGTTAGAGCTAATTCAACTGATCTGTTAACTGGAGCACAACAACCAGTTTTTTTCCGTCAGGCTGCTTCTGGTGCTTTGCCTACTTCTGGAAGAACTTTGTCAACTGGAACAACAAACACAAGATTAATAGGCGCTACTGGAGCGGCTGGAACTTTTTCAGATGCCAATGCGTTTTATCCTACAAACCTTTATGCTGACTTGTCCACTGCTACAGCTGCAACTATTAATCAGTTGCGCCAGTCTTTCCAGATTCAAAAACTCTTAGAAAGGGATGCTAGAGGTGGTACACGATATACTGAGATCGTTCGCAGTCATTTTGGTGTTCAGTCTCCCGATGCTCGCCTACAAAGACCTGAGTATCTTGGAGGTGGTACTGCTCCTGTTGTAATAAATCCTATTGCACAGAACAGTGCGACTGGCATTACTGGTGGTTCAACACCAACTGGCACTCTTGCTGCTATGGCCACTGTTACTGCTATGAATCATGGATTCAAACAGTCGTTTACTGAGCATGGTTGGGTTATTGGTCTTGTGTCTATTCGAGCTGATTTGACCTATCAGCAAGGTTTGCGTCGTCAATGGTCTCGTTCTACGCGTTATGATTATTATTTCCCTGCTTTCGCTATGCTTGGCGAACAGTCTATTCTTAATAAGGAAATCTATTGTAAAGGCGATGCTAATGATGCTTTGGTATTCGGATATCAAGAACGTTGGGCAGAATATAGATATCATCCAAGTCGAATCAGTGGTCTTTTCCGGTCTACTGCTTCGGGCACCATCGATGGTTGGCATCTGGCGCAGAATTTCACCAGTCTACCCACACTTAATACGACGTTCATTGAGGACACCCCTCCCGTTTCCCGTGTCGTGGCTGTTGGAGCGGCAGCGAATGGAAAGCAATTTATCTTTGACAGCTTCTTCGACGTTAAGGCTGCACGTCCGCTTCCGTTGTATTCTGTCCCTGGCTTGATTGACCATTTCTAAGGGGGCCGTATGGGTTTCTTCGATTTTGGCTTATCTGATATAGTTGGCCCTTTGGTATCTGGTTTTTTCGCTTCTGAGGGTCAAGAAGAGGCAAATTCAGCTAACGCTGCTATGTCTCAGAGGCAGATGAACTTTCAAGAAAGGATGTCAAACACTTCATATCAGCGAGCAGTTGCTGATATGAAATCTGCTGGTCTGAATCCAATGCTTGCGTATACTCAAGGTGGTGCATCTACTCCCGGTGGTTCAACTGCAGTTATGGGTAATAAGGCTGCATCTGCTGTTGATGCTGCAACAAGAACTATGCAGGCTCAACTTAACTCAGCCCAAGTAGCAAATGTCAATGCTGATACTGAGAATAAACGTGTTACATCTGATTTAATTCGTGCTCAGATAGGCCAGACTAATGCTAGTGCTGGACAGGCTGTTGCATCAACAAGACAGGCTGATGCAACAACAGATAAAATTCGAGAGGAAATTAGGAATATCCCTCAAGAGGGATTACGGCTCATTGCTACGACTCATATGCTTGAGCAACAAGCTTCTTTAATGTCACAACAAGCTGCTACACAAGCTGAAATTACGAAGGTTCAAGCTCAAACTCTTCTGAATTTGCGAATGCAGAATCTCTTGACAGACGGTCAGATACAGAAGATCGTATCCGAAACTAAGTTACTTGGGTTGGATATTCAATCTGCTGAAAAATTCAGTAATTTGGCTCGAGATGCAAAGCAATTTGCTCCTATTCTCGACATTCTCAAACTACTTGCTACTGGAAGGCGTTAATATGAATAACGTATTTGTGCGGTCTGCATATAACTATGATACTGATCTAGCTTCTGCTGAATCAGGTCTTAATTGCCAAGATGTTTCTTTGGCTAAACAATCTTTTGCGGAGGAAGTAGATATAAACACTATCGTACGACGCTTTAATCTTACAGGTGAGCTACCTCACGATGTGCGTGTTCCTGAATATGCCGATTTCGAAGGTTCTTTCGATTATCATTCGGCTCTGAACGCTATTGCAGCCGCACATGAGTCGTTTGATGCTATGCCTGCAGCTGTTCGTGCTCGCTTTCAGAATGATGCAGGTGCCTTCGTTGATTTTTGCAACGATCCTGCTAACATCGAGGATATGATCAAGATGGGTCTTGCTGTTAAGGTTCCTAGTTCTGAACCGGTTCTGAATGATGTTAATCAATCTCCCTCAGTCGGTACGCCGACTGAGGGAGAAGCCAAGGGGGTATAACCCCCGCGGCAGTAGGGCGTCGCCCGGCACAGTTCTTTACTAGATGTAACTGTGCTAGGTGACACCATTTATGTGTCGCCTTTAAGGAGAAAACTATGTTTCGCCGTCATGTTAATAAGATCAAGTCTGCTCGCAGTTTCAAGCGCAACGTGCGTCGCACTAAGGCTGCCAATATGAAGGGCCTTTCTCGCGGTGGTTGGCGCCTCTGATGCCATGCTATAGGCCCTTAACGGCCTATAGAACGGCTCAGGGTTCTGTGGTGTTCTCGGAGCTTAAGCGCCATGGTGATTTCGTCCAGACGCTCCAGCTCCCCTGTGGGCAGTGTGTAGGCTGTCGTTTAGAACGGTCGCGTCAGTGGGCGGTTCGCTGTATGCATGAGGCCTCTTTGCATGAAGACAATTGTTTTCTGACGCTTACTTATTCGAATGAAAATCTTCCTCCTGGTAGGAATTTGGTCTATAGTGATGTTCAGCTGTTCTTGAAACGGCTGCGTAAGTGGTTTAAAAAACCTGTTAGGTTTTATATGTGTGGAGAGTATGGTGAACAATTTGATCGCCCTCATTATCATATGTTGCTTTTTGGTTGTCAGTTTCCTGATATTCAGCCATTCCGTACAGGTTCAGGATGTAAGCTCTGGACTTCAAAGTCTCTTGAAAAATTATGGCCTCATGGATTTTCAACAATCGGTAGTGTAACTTTTGAGAGTGCAGCTTATACAGCTCGTTATATAATGAAGAAAGTTACTGGCCAATTAGCAGAGGAGCATTACAAATATGTTGACCCAGATACTGGCGAAATTGTTGAGCGTGTTCCGGAGTTCAATCATATGTCGCTCAAGCCCGGTATTGGTGCTCGTTGGCTTGACCGCTATAGTAGTGATGTTTATCCTGATGGGATGGTCGTTGCCCGAGGAGTTGAGTCGCGTTCTCCTCGATACTATGACAAGCGTTTTGCAAAGCTCGACCGAGACGGTTTCGACGAACTAATGTTTGAACGTGAAGTAGAAGGACGCTCTAGGTTTTCAGATAACACCGATGAGCGGTTACAAGTACGAGAGCAGGTTGCGACTGCTCGAATTTCTAGACTAGTTCGATCTTTATGAGGAATAAATTATGGCTAAGCTCGTTGTTCTCGCGGTATTGGATTCTGCTGTTAGTGCTTTCAATCGTCCTTTCTTTGTTCCTGCTCGCGGTGCTGGTATCCGCGCTTTCATGGATGAGGTAGGTCGAAAGAATCCTGATAATGCTATGTTTAATCATCCGTCAGATTTTGCTCTTTACGAACTTGGATTATGGGATGAGGAATCTGGTATGTTCGAATCTAAGTCGGTTCCCGAACGTATTGCACAAGCTGCTGACTTTTGTCATAGTGAGGAATAATCATGTTTAAGAATAAGTCAGTTGACGTACATCAGTTCGCAATGATTCCGAAGTCTGATGTACCTCGTTCTTCTTTTTCTATGCAGCATACGCATAAGACAACATTTGATGCTGGTTATTTGGTGCCTGTATTCTGTGAGGAGATATTGCCGGGTGATACCTTTAACTTGAAGTCTACATTTTTCGCACGTCTTTCTACACCTCTCTTTCCTGTGATGGACAATCTCCATCTTGATTCTTTCTTTTTCTTCGTTCCTAATCGACTTTTATGGTCTAATTGGAAGAAGTTCATGGGAGAACAGGTCAATCCAGCTGATTCTATTTCTTATGTCATACCTCAACAAGTTTGCCCGGCAGGTGGATATGCTCTTAACAGTTTACAAGATTACTTTGGTCTTCCGACTGTTGGTCAAGTTGGTGCTGGTAATACTGTGTCTCATTCTGCTTTACCGCTACGCGCCTATAATCTAATTTATAATGAATGGTTCCGTGATGAAAATCTACAAAACTCGGCTACAGTTGACCTGGGCGATGGCCCTGATACTGTTACAAACTATACGCTCCGGCGTAGGGGAAAACGGCGTGACTATTTCACTTCGGCGTTGCCGTGGCCTCAAAAAGGCGGAACCTCAGTAAGTCTTCCGCTTGGTTCTACAGCTACAGTTAGAGCTAATTCA